GCGTCCTACCGTACTGACGTTCTAATGCTCTTGCGATCTCATTCAATATGACGCTGTTGTTTCCTGCGTCTCTAGCTATTGCGTGAGCTCGGTAAGCCGAAATTGCTCCCGACGGAACTGGGTATTCGGGTAGTATCAGCAATCTGAGACATCGCTTTAAGTCGCGTGTATTCATGCCTCCTGTGCTTGATCTGCCTAGAAAAGTGACTCCTTCCGGATATCTTGATCTTTCCGTCTTCTCGGGGTGTAGTGTCCATCCTGCTGGTTCTGCTGCTTCTGCCATCAATATGGGATCGATCTTCTCGTCATCTGCGCTGAGAGAGTCGTCTCCTTGTACGATGCATATAGCTGGTGGTCGATCAAGTATCACGATCCACAAATATGTGATGCGTAACATGTTGATGATTGAACCAATCATTGATGTGTAGTAACTCCCGGATGGGATTCCCTTGTGCGTCCAGTAAACGTTACCATCTGGTGCGGCGATCTTCTTATGAATGAAGAGTTGCCTGCTGATTTCAAAAGCCTGTTCTGTCTCCGGGTTTGGAAACGAAATATGCTCTTTAAGCAAGTCAAACGCTGCATGTATCTCGAATCGGTTGACGGATGCGTCAAAACCGCTCCAGTCAACGGCATAAAGCCAGTTGCATGCTTGAGCTGCGGCTGATAGTAGTGCTGGGACACTGTTTGTCGGATCAGGACCAATGTGAACGAATGTTTCACTCTCGATGAAACCATTCAATAGTGGATGTGCGGATGTTCCTTCTAGTAGTATGTAGTGGAATGCTCTGCCCCATACGCCTCTGACTTTCGTCTTCTCATTGATATCTGCCAATTGGGTGCGGGTGTATCCAACGTCTGGAACCATCTCCCGAATGACATGTGCAATGCCTTCTTCAGGGTTGTAGGTTGACCAGAGAACTGCCTTCGCGCGCCGGATCGCCTTCTTGTGGTTTTCACCACCTGCGTCGCCTTTACGGCCAACGTAGTTGTAGCCCGCTGCGGAGGTCGACTCGAACCTGACTTTGTCAAGCTCTGTGAGTACGTCGAATGCCCTCACAATAGGAAGGCTACATAACCGATCTTTGACATAAGCGTATGCTCTCTTGTAAGCAGGAACGTTTATGTGTTGAGCTGAGCGGTTGGGTGAGTCATAATGTCTGATAGACTCCATGTGTTTGCTACCGAGGTAGAAACTTCTGGACCAGCCTTCTATAAACTGGTTGTATAACTCAGGGTATCTTGCAACAAGTTCGCGCCTGGCGTACTCGTCATGATATGTCACCCCTTGCTCTCGTTGGATGACGTGTGGATGGCCACTATAAAGCTGCGAGAACTCTGTCTCATAGTCTGTGAAGTGGTATCCGTTGATGTTGTTGTTGTTGTCTGCCATAGTGGTGACAACCAAATATGCTCTATTGAGCTTATCCCTTTGGGTTCTATTAAAACCCACGCTGAACGTGGAC